AAAAAGAAATTCTAAAATTAGAAGTTAGATTAATTGAGATTATGAATCAGATGAAAAGTTTGTTTTAAAATGACTAAAATACCAACACACGATCCACACACAGGAGAATTAAATCCTTATTATGAGGAATTAACTGGAGAAAGAAATCCATTATTACCAGAAGAAGAAATAGCTATACCAACATTTGATATGAAACAGTTGGTTGGTAAACAATTTAAATACAAAGGACAATACGGGCTATCAACCTGGACTGATAAAGTAAAAGCAATTAGGTCACATCATAGTGTACATTTTGATGTACCACTTGATTTTGAAGTCCCAAAAGAAGGTGAACCATTTAAAGCTCAACAATTTAAAATAATTGGTATGAAATATAAGTTTCTTGTTGTGTCAGAAAGAAGTGAACAAAATTATGAATTTGAAGATTGTATTTTTTTATTAGATTAAATTATAAATTATGGCAAAAATAGACGAACTAATCCAAAAGTACCCAAAGGTTGGTACTGCAGCTATAAGAATTTTTAACGAATTGGACACAACACCAACAAAAAAGTATTTACCCTATTTATTCCAGACCTGGAACAGAAGAAACTCAATTAGAAATTGTAATTGGTCTTCTAGACAATTGGCAACTTGGGTTATGGCATTTGATAGTCTATTGCCTTATATTGAAAATAAAGACATTTATAGTAAAGACTATCTAGATTTGTTTTTTTTAAGAGATGTTGTTTTAAAAGCTGAAGAAACAAAACAAGAAAAACTTTTTGTCAAAGAAGACCACGTAGAAGTGATTTTAGAAAATGATAACTTTTTTTATTGTTAAACCATTAACAATTGAAGGATCAATTAAATATGGTGCTGGAACTAAATGGTGCACAACGATGAAAGAGTATTGTTATTTCAAAGATTACACTAATAGTAATTATTTATATTATCTCATTTCTAAAAAAGAAAGAAATTCAAATTATAATAAAGTTGCCATGCTAACTGAAGGGAAAAAAAATATAATGTCTGGACCCATAAGATTTTGGAATGAAAAAGATATAGAAATTAATGAAAACACTGTTATAAATAACAATTGGTCTTTTTATGAACTTTTTGAAATCATTACAACAATAAGAACACATTCATATGAATTGTCAATTATCCACCAAGCAAAAAAAGATGTTGACAATGTTATTCACAAATTACAGTCAATTAATCTTGAAGAATTGATGAAAAAAATAGAATTATTAAACATTGATGGAAAATCTGGTGATGAATATAAAGAAAAACTAGATAGTGTTTTAGATTCATTAATAAATAAAATAAATAAATAATTTGGTTATTTGAAAATTATTTAGTAAATTTAAAGAAAAAAAATGAAGTATTTTAAATTATTTTTGATGTGGTTAGGTTTTATAGTGATTGCATCAATATTTGGCGAATATATCGTCAGTCGAGAAGTTAACGGATTCCTCCAACTTTTAAGTTTCGTTGGGTTGTTAGGGGTTCTTATGTATGTAATAAACGAAACAATTAAAATTTTAACAAAAAACAAAACAAAATGATTAGCACTTTAATTTTTATTTTAGGATTAGTAATTGCAGGATTTATCGCATTTACAACAAGAGGTAGTATGTATACCATAACAGAAGACAGATATGGGGACAGAAAGAATTTTAACATTTCCTGGTTATACAAACCGGTCGGAATATTTCTTTTAGGGTTGATTATATCTTCAGTCCAGCCATTTGCACTTGAAAGAGTTGATGCGGGTCACGTAGGTATCAAAGTTAATCTAACCGGAGACAAACGAGGTGTGTCAAGTTACGAATACAAGACAGGTTGGGTAATGTATAATACCTGGACGGAACAGATGTTAGAGTTTCCAACATTCCAACAACATATTGAATACAAGGATCAAACTGTGATTACAAAAGGTGGATTTGCGGCAACAATTAAACCATCATTCAACTACTCACTTAAACCAACAGCTATTGGTAATATGTTTGAGAACTTGAGATTAGATATTAAACAAATTGAACAAGGATGGTTAATGAATGCGATTGTTAGTTCAGTAAATGACGTGGCCAATAAGTGGGAGGTTGATGCAATCTTTAATAAACGTGAAGAATTTGAAGCTGCAATTGTTGCGGAGTGTAATAAAAGATTATCTAAATGGTTTGAAGTATCACAGTTGAGAACTAATATCATACCACCAGCATCATTACAAAAAGCGATTGAAGGTAAAACAAAAGCGGTTCAAGAAGCACAAGCGGCAACACAACGTAAATTAGTAGCAGAAGCTGAAGCTCAAGAAAAGATTGCAATCGCAAAAGGTGACTCTGCAAAAGTTATTATTGACGCACAAGCATTGGCACTTGCTATGAAAATTAAACAAAAAGAGATTACACCTTTGTATGTTGAATATTTGAAAGCACAAAGTTGGAATGGGGTGTTACCTACAACTGTAGCTGGTGGTACTGGAACATTTTTAAACATTAAATAAGATAGGTCAAGAACTAAAATTAAATCCCCATTTAACAGTGGGGATTTGTTTTTTTAAATAAGTTTTATTATATTTGTGATATGAAAGGAAAACTGATTAAAACGGATGTTAATTTCCTCCTTGAAGATGATAAAGGTGTTGTAATTGCGTCCACATCATTAAATAAAGAAGGATTATCTCTGTCTCAAAAAAACTGCCAAGCAATTGAACGTGGTTATGATTTGGAAAAAGAAATGTGCAAACTTGTAGATAAAAAAGCAGAACAAAATAATACCATTGATTTAAATGCTTATGGGCAAGGATGTTTAGATACTTTTCAAACCGCTATGGAGTTGATGGGTGATAAGAAGTTTAGTGAGGC